AATGAGTTTCCGGAAGGTTACCAATAAAATTAAAAATTCCACCTATAACATTTTTATATATGTTTGCTGGGTCTAGGCTTGATTTTTTAATTCTTCCAACTACTGTATGGCGTTCAGAGTAGGGAATATCAGCCGATAACTCTGGGGTGTACTTACCATCAAGTACTTTTGCATAAGATGCTTGAAAATTTTTATTAGTAGTGAGATCATAACTAGGTAGATATAGTTCTACTTGCGCCATCATTGTATGTAGGTGTTCGTTTAGATCGTACTTGCCCTGTCGTTGAAGATGAAAGAATTCTGTACCCTTCATTTCTTTTAACCAGCCAGTAGCCTCTGGGGTGTTTGTTTTTAAGAATGATTTAACGTTATCAAGAATTTGATTCGGAGTTAATCCATCTCTTTTTCCCTCTAGAATAACTCTGTATACCGGGTCTTTTGCAATAACATTATTTACATACTCTACGTGTGCAGCAATGTAATTTGCATCTGTTGGTTCTATTGGCTTTAGTATTTGACCAGCATCAGTAGCACCATGCATGGTTAATTTATTTTCCATCATTAGAGAGCCTGTACCACCAGAAGAACTAGCACTTGTTGATAGGCGTAGCATTTCTCCAGCCTGACCACCAAGAGAGGCATCAATACTTACTGATCCAAACAGTTGCAGTCTACCAGACTTTCCCATTTTAAGTTCTGATTTAGCGGAACTCTTTGCGGTCATTGGTAATATCTCAACCATTAGTTCATTTTTTTTAACGATTGCAACTTTAAGTAGATCGCTATGAATACCCAATCTTTGAAGACCACTATCAATTCCTGTAACCAGAGCCTTAATAGTTGGAGATGTAGACTCCGCCTGCATTAAAAGAGATTTTCTAGCAGCCTTAATGTTGTCTGTGTATTTTTCAAGACTAGTTAAAATTTCTTGAGTGTTTGCACGATCTAATCCTCTTAAGGCATTTTCAAAATTTATAGAAGTTAAATTATCCCAAAAATCTGCAGTTGTTTTAGTTTTTAAATCTTTTGGATCAAATATAATTGGACGTATTGTATTTTCAATAAACCTAACAAGTCTTTCTGCAGCAGGATCAGCAGAGTTTGAAAAAGATTTAGCAAAATCAAAATAATTTGATAAAATAATTAAAGGTAAATGCACACCATCGGTGGCGTGCCACTGTTGTTGATCTGCAATACTCATGCCCTTGGTTCGCACTTCTTCTGCATACTTTCGAGCAGTTTTTGAACCACTAAGACTTCTTTCAATCAATTCTTGTTGATTGCTAAGTTCAAGATTTTTTTCGCTAAGGGCTCTTGCATTTAATCTAGCACGTGCTCTCACCTTGGTATTTGATGCAATGTTTCTAGGAGCCTGTGTAATACCAGAAAACTGTCCTTGAAGCATTGTTGACCATGCATATCCATAGTTAGTATTCATGTCAGCCATGGAAACTATTGTACGTAGTTCACCTTCAATTACGTTACGGAAGGTGTACTTTAAACTCATAAGAGTAACTGGTTTCCATACGTAGGCATAGTAAGCACTTAGCGTATCTACTGATGTATGATATATTGGTTTAACAACACTCTTAGTGTTAATTATACTTGTTGTTAATCCACTACCTGGTTCTAGTGCACTACTTCTAGCAGCATCAAGAATTTCGGTTAAATCTTTTTTAGTTGCACCGTGATCAATAATTGCTTCTAAAGCATATCTGATTGCACCAACATTTTCAGAAAGAATTTTATCAAACATCTTTACGTCAACTGCCATGTGCATGTTTGGAATTTGTGTTTGACTTATAGCGGTTTGTTTTAAAGTTTCTTCTGCTGCCTTACGATCCGCAGGAATTACCTTAGTACTATTACGCATTTCTTTAGCATGGTCAATTGCCATTTGATCAACTATGGCACTTAAATAATGAACGGCATTTGGATTTCCACTTGCATCGGTAACTGTGTAGTTCTTTTCAATTACTGATTTTATGTTACCAAGTTTAGCGCGCTTTGTATCATTAACTATTCTTTGTGCAAAGTAGATAACTAGTTCACGTTGTTCTAGTGGAAGTTCATCAATAGGTCGCCCAGCGTGCTTTAAAATAACTGATTCTAGTGAGCGTGCTTCTAGGTCTTCAAGAAATTGAAAACGTTCATTTTTGCTAGTTAGTCCACGGTACTGTGAATCCAGAGACATCTGCTCTGCTACACTTAACTTTCCAAGTTTTCCTGCACGACGAATTCTGGAAACAACTTCATTTGCTGATCGCGTAGAAGCAGTGCCACCGGTCCAAGCAAATCCAGATGGAAGTTCTTTTAAAATACTATTTGGACTTAACCACATAACTGCACGAACAAATGGGGCAGATGTACCAGTTGAGTCAGCAACTTGTCGCACTATGTTTCCCTGTGTTACCGGGTCGGCGTAAATATATATTCCCTTGTAAGCCTTTGTCTGTGTCTCTCGACTAATACGCTCAATGGTAGCAGACTTTGCCCACAATGGTCCAACTGTACCAAGTTCATTTATTGTTTCTTCTAAACCAAGATTTGCTTTAGCCTTTAATAATTCTTCTTGTTTTTTTGTTTCGTCTAGTTGTGACTTCTTTTTAATAATTTTTTCATTTGCCTCATTTGCTGCTTTAATTTCAGCATTTGTCATTTCAGGCTTAATAAAAATTTTTTCCCCAAGGCTTTTTATGGAACGCTCCATTGCTGCACTACGTCCTTGGAACGCATCAATTTGTGCAGATATTGCTGGGTAAGATTCAATAAATTTTTGTCTAAGTTTATCACTAGGACTAACTGTAAGTTCAACTACATCTGCCATTAGCGCACGTCCGCCAACAAGGTTAGCGTCAATTAATGCTTGACCTAAACGATCCGGGTTGTTTGATCTAGAAATAAATTTACTTCCGCCAACAACTAATCCTAAGTTATCCATGTTTTCTTCAACATGTTTAAAAACTTCAGTTAAACCATTTTCTTTTCCGGCGCGAGCATCTGCTATATCTTCAGCAACTTTTGCTAGGGAAGATGTGCTCTTATTGTTTCTAACAAGATTATTTACAAGAGCAACTTTACCTAGTTTTGAACCAAATATAACAGGATCAAGAAAGTTAAATCCAAGGTCTGCAATACCTGAAAAGAACTGTGCTGAGCCAGAACTAAAATAAGAATCTACTTCTTTAGCATTAGACCAATCAATTTTTTCAGTACCAAATTTTTTGTTTCTAAATCCGCCAGCAAGTTGACCAATATTAGCAACTAACACACGACCAGGAGAAATAGCACGTCGCCATTCTTCTGCTGGGTTATCTGACACACTAGCCATAGCATCTTTACGAGCACCAAAATAAAGATCATGAATACTTTCGTCAGGATTCTGTCTACGATATTCCGTATTTCCCATAAGTAAAATAGCAGAAAGACCTGGAGCAACTACGTTACGGTAGCCCCTTGATAACTTTTCTAGAACCCCAAGTGTTGGCTGAGATGCTTCTAAAACACTCATACCTCTTTCGGACTGTGCTGCTTCTATAAATTTGTCACCAAGTTGTCCCTTGGCTTGTTCAAACTTATTATTTGGGTTGTCAATAAAATTAGTTACTGGATTAGAAAAAGACATTATCTCTCTCCAATTCTTTGACCATCATTTAAATCAATAAGTTCATTTAGAAATTGATTACGGTCATCTTCCGACTGCCAATCAATTGAGGCAAAAGGTAATATAACTTCAGCATTTTGCTCACCAAATACATTGGTAAATGCTGCTATGTGTTTTGCTAAAAGCATTAAGAGCCTTTCGCAAGGGTCTTCGTGTAGTCCCAGAAACGACGAAATGCTTCAGGAGCATCTGCTTGCGCTGCCATTGTATCGAGTCTATCTGAGTAAGAACGAAGCATTGCATACTTTTCAGGAATCTGTGGTTCAGGTGTATCACCAGGACCAAATGGATAACCATTGGTTACAGGAGTACCCGGCATCTGTGATGGTTCAAATAGACCAGTAACAGGAGTAGGTGTTGAAACCTGAGGTGTGGGACCAGAAGATTTAGTTCCTGATGGCATTGGAGCACCAGACATTATTTCTTCTGTTGCCTTACGACTACCATACGTTCCACCACTTGGAACCATATCGGTACGCTGAGAAAGTTTTCCAGGACCAGAAACTGCCACGGCTTCGGTGTTCACTCGCTGTGGGCGGTAGCCTCCACTTGCCATGTTATTCTCCTCGTCTGATTATCTGGATTTTTCCCCCAGAGTTAATATCAAGTTTAATTGCAATCTTCATTGCTTCTTCTATGGTAGCACCAGCAAATAATGCGCCAAGTGCCCAATTACCACCAGTTCCAATAGAATACATTTTACTGTCACTTCTAAGAACCGAATAGTCTTCACAAATATAAAATAGTTTATTTTCTAAACCAACTAGGAATACTGCACCTTCGTCTTCTTTTAAGGTGTATCCTGTTTCTTCATGCGCTTTGCGCATTGATGGTATAAACTTACATACCATAAACTTGTATAAGTTAGTGCCATCGTATGCTGGTGGCTCCCAGCCGTATGTTATTATATCACAGTAACGACTAGTACCTGCACCACATATTACGTAATCGCCAACTTTAACAATCTTTGGAACATCTCTACTTATGTATGCTCTTTCGCCTTCAGTGGTCTGACTATCCGCGGCTATAATAAAACCATTCTTGGTTTCAACGCCAACGATTGTAGTCATGTTATTTACCCTTTGGCTTTGTCTTTCCGAATTGTACGCCGTGTATTACGCCGCCGCCCTTGCTGGCTTTTTGCTTATTTATAGCAGCCCTTTTTTGAATGGTCTTTCTATTGGCTTCTTTTTTTAATTTTACAGCCTTAGCAAGATTTCTATCTTGTCTCATTTGTTTAGCAAGGTCTGCTTGTAGTTTTGTTCTACGGGCTGCAGTTACAAAGTTTTGAACACCCTTTGGATCTAATGGTTTATTTGCCATTACATTCCACCACCCATACCGGCTAGAATCTGTTCTAGACCCATAGGTGGTTGACCACCAGGGGCTACTTGTTCAGCCAGAGGTTGCTCAGGAGCCATGCCCTCAGGCATTCCACCCATTGCTGCCATCATTTGATCAGGAGGCATAGGAGCAGGTGCAAGAGGTGCTACAGGGGCAGGAGTAGGGAACGCCTTGGATACAGCATCTTCAATGTTAGTTCCATTGCGACGTTCTTTAATAACTTCAGCAATTTTAAGAATAAGTTCAGATGGGTCTTGTCCCTGTGATGCCATCTGCGGAATTGCTTGTGCGGTAGCAGATAGTGACTGAGCAAGAGAATCTCGCATTTTTTCAATATCAATACGTTCTTGTTCACCAGAGACGTTCATAGTCCAAGGTAGTTCGCGCATTACAAAGTCGCGCGATACAAGTCCTGCTTGCAAAGCCTGAAGGCTAAAGATAAGGGCACGGTTAGGATCAAGTCCAGCCATAAGACCGTAGCGTACTTGAATTGTGTAGTCGCCAGAAATATCCTTTGACGGTTGGTATTCAATTTCGTAAGAAGCACCAGAGTGTGTTCCGGTAATCTTCTTCATTTTATTGAATAGACGCTCGTCCATTTCAAAGGCTAGACTAATAACTTCTTCAAATGCCTCAGCAAGGATTTGTTGTCCTGCTTTAACTTGAGTATCAAACCCACCAAGAAGTGCCTGCACTCCAGAACCAGTAATGATGTTTGCATCAATGTTTCCTGAGCGTCCTTCTGGGTATCTTGCACCCATACGGATTTCTTTTTCAAGAATTGATTGTTCTGTGAAAGCAGCAGTAGGAAGTTCAAGTCCTACTCGGCGGATTCCTGCTGGGTTTGAAGATCGTAGAATAGAGTCTGGTCCGAATGCGAACTCTTGGACATCGTTAGGAACAGCGAATGGAGCGTTAACGGATTTTTCTGCTGCGTCCATTGCAAGAGAGGCAAACCTCGATCTAGCAATTTGTGGGAAAATAACATCGTCAAACTGTCCTCGTGGATCTTCTGGGTCAATTCCTGGACGACGTGCAACATAGACCATTAACTTGCCAAGAGGATTATTAGCCTTACGTAATGGTAGATTATCGCGCTCTGGCAAGAATAGAACTACTTGGTCCTTGTCCTCATAACGGATCATTTCCATAATTGAGTTAAGGTCTTTTCCTGTACGTCCGTCACGTCCAAGGATTTGGGTCTCGTATTCCGGGAACTCTACAATGAGTTCACGAAGTGTCTTACGATACCTTTTGGTATATGACACGATTCTGCCGTAGCGGTCAAACTCTGGGTAAGCACCTAGTGGGTTTTCTACGCGAATTCGTGGCATAAGATTTTCAAAGTCTGGTTCAATAATAATTGGCAAGAAGCCGTATGTTAAATACCAGTCTGCACCAACGTACATTTGTGTCTGCAAGCGACTACTCTGTACGTAGTTGTTCGCAATAACAGAACGCTTATCAGCCTTCTTTTTAGAGCGATCATTGTTTACATTAACTGTTGAGCAGTTGAATGAAGGTAACGGGGCTAGAACTTCTGAGATATCCCGGGCTGCAACGTCAATAAAGTTAGCAACCATTGACTTACTAGAGCCTTCAGGGAACATATCAGGTGCGACAGCATCAATATTACCACGACGTACATCGAGAACAATGCTCATTCGGCTATCTCGTTCAAAGTAGCGTTGCTTAAGAACCTCTACTTTGTCTGAAATCTGTTCAACTGTTAACATCAAAATCCTTATAAGAAAATTACTTCTCGTTGCTCGGCAAGATCGTCAAGATTAACAACCATACGGTTATTTGCTTGCCTTCTTGTAATATGTCTATTATCCATGTGGTGTCGCACGTTACTTCCTGCGCGAACCATCTCTTGTGCTCTAATTTCACAGAACCACAAAGCCATAACAAGGTCGGTTGGACCCTTGGTATCAGCCTTCCAGGTGATTAATTGGTTAACTAAAGCCTTTGTGTGTTCATTTACGTTATCTGGCAGTTCAAGAATGTTATCTTCTTGGAACTTACCGTCTCTTAAGGTACCCATTAGTTGCGACATAGCCGCTACACCAAATGCAGTATCCCATTTATTCTTGCCAGTAAAGTGTTCACTGAAGCGTACACCACGAGAGGCGAGCCATTGACGGAATTCTGTGTCTAGGGCATAGTGTTTCTGATGTGCATTGATTTCAATGCGTATTTCTACGGGTCGGTAACGATCTACCCAGTCTTCAATGAGAGATCGAATCTTCTGTGGTGTAGGATCGCCCATATTGTAGCAATCCAAGATCATGCGTTCGCCAGTATCTCTATCAACAGCATACATGATAGCCGCGGTCTTACCTGACATAGCAGGGTCTAGACCCATAATGATAGTCCAATGACCGCCTGATGGATGACCGGGGGCTCCAGGACGGATAGGTCCGGGCTTGCGCATACGATTGATGCACCCATTGACCACTAGCGGTGGAAACACCGCATCTTCCTCAACGTCCTGCTGTTGGTATACCAGAGCCCACGTGGAAGCGGATACCTCGCCACGTCGCCCGTATAACTGTCGTCCATTCCACTTAGGGTATAACCCATACTCATCTGGCTGGGTTGTATCTTCACCGTCCCAAGGGCGGTCAGAGGCTTCCCACAGAGTTACCCAATCTTCGGGCTCATCTGCAAA